CTGCGCGGCCATTTCTTCTTGCCGCTGCGCCTTTTCTTCGAGGTGCTTTTTCGTCTGCGCCGCGCCGGGGTAGTGCAGCTCCTCCATCTTCGCCCAAAACAAAATGAGTGTTTCAAGGTCCGTCGGGTCGCCGAAGGCCCTGCCCTCAAGGTTCTGCCGCGTCTCCTGCCACATCGCCTCGCGGTTGCTCGCCAGCGGTGCGCTCGTGTCGCACGAGAAAAGGAACTGATCGTTCCAGTGCAGCTCACCGTCTTCACCCTCTTCGAGGAAGTCATAGCGGTTGAACTCCTCGTACATCGTTTCGCCCGTGCTGTCCTTATACGTCACTGGCCGCGGCTCATCCGAGTACGCCAGCCAGAATTTGAACATCGTTTCGAAGAGCTCGGCGTAGGCCGCGTTTTTCATCACGCGCTTGCTCTCGAGGCGTCCCGCCGCCTGCGCGGCGGAGAATTCCTTGGCCTTGCCGCTCGTTGCGGTCGTGTCCTGCCTGCCCTGAAAGCTGTCCGTGATGCCGATGATCTGCCGCGCCTCTTCGTACACCTGCGCGAGATACGTGAGCTCATACTGCAAATTGCCCGAAAAATCGTAGACGTCGATGAGGCTTTTGTCGCTCGGCTTTCCGATGTACCAACGCTCGCCGTCCTCGGGATCGGTGCGCAGGTCCACCCGGTCGGGGAGCGTGATGCGCGTGCCTGCCTTCATCAGTCGGTCGATGATCTTCTGCTCGATGCGGTTGCTCGTGTTCTGCTGGTCGCGGATCATGTCAACGTCGCTGTTTCCGAGCAGCTGGCCGAACACGCTCACGCTGCGCTGCAAGATGATCGGGTAGCGGTCCGGCCGGTAATACGGGATGCGCACCGGCGCCTGCACCGGCAGGCCGTTTTCGTCGAGCGTTTCCTGCATCCCGCCGACAAACGTGCCATCGCTGCGCTGTACCGGCGCATAGAGCTCTTCGAAGTCCTGCGTCTTGCTCTCCCAGTCCTTGCCGCCGCACCACGGGCACGCACCGCCTGAGTAGGCCGTGCCGTTTACCTCCTGCCCCGGCAGCGGCTTTACCTTGCCGCAGCTCTTGCACACCGGCTGCCTGCGTGCCTGATAGTCCTTGAGGTTTTCAAGCTCTGTGTCGTTCACCCACGTGTAGCGGTCGATGCCGCCGCGCTCGTTGAGCTTGTAGCCGATGTAAAGCGTCAGGTTTCGGTTGCTCGTGGAGCCGTCGCCGCCGCGGACATCCGGCTCGCTCTCACCCTCGTTTTCAAGCAGCACGCCGTAGCGGCGCTCGACGTAGCCCTTCGTCGTCGGCACCTTGACGATGAAATAATCCATGTCGGCAATGCCCGTGTAGACGTTCGGCTGCGGCGCGAACTGCTGCGGGTGGATGAGCGTCACGTTCACCTCGCCGACGGTCGTGCTCGTGCGCTTCGTGTTGTCCCACTCGACCAAAAAGCCCACGCCGCCCTGAATGGGCACCGTCCGCTCGGCCAGATCGTTCAGCGCCTCAAACGGGAGCCGGTCGAGCTCGTTGCGCAGAAAGTGCTCGATCACGTCGGCCAGGTGCTCGTCCTTCTTGCGCCGCGGCGTCACCTTCGGCTGCGGGATGCTGCTCGATACCTGGCTTTCGATGTTCTCAAACGTGATGTTGCGCACGTGGCTTGTCTTTTTCAGCGTGCCGTCGCGGTGCGTGTCGCCGGGGACGAGCGGCTGCATCGTGCGGTCCCCGTTGTAGACCGCCTCGCGCTCGTTCATTTTTTCTACTTCTTTCGACCACTTGGCGTCGCTCTCATTGAGGCGCGCCTGCCACTCGCGCAGCTCCTCGCCGATCGTGCTTGTCTTTGCTTTTTCTTCCATGTCTTTTCTCCCTCTCATCGCGGCTCGCCCCAGAGCGCCAGCATTTCTGCCCGCTCGGTCTCGCTCGCGCTGTTGTAGTCCTCCCACATGTCCGCCGTCCAGCGCGTTTTCTTCGCGCTGCCGGCGGTCTTAATTTCCATCGTCTGCTGGGGCCGCGCATAGTGCGCGATCGCCAGCGCCATCACGCAGTCGTCGTGCGCGCCCGGCTCGGCCTCGCCCTGCAAGTCTTTCTCCCGCCGCACGAATGTCAGCATCTCGAGCAGCGTGTCGCGGTCGTTCACCGTGCTCATGCTCTCGCGCAGAATGCGGATGAGCTCAGACAGGATCACCGGCCGCGTCAGCCGGTTCGTCTGGAAGCCGAAGGCGTGCTTGATCTTGCCTGTGAAGTCGTCCTCCACCTCGCGCACGTACAGGTTGCGGTAGCCCATCAGGTCGAGCAGTTTCGTCGGGTACGTCGAGAAGTTTGTCTCGATGGCGAGCAGCGCGTCGTTGTAGTACTTGCCGAGGCAGTACATCTGCCGCGCATACGTGTCCTCGTCGTACTGGTGGCGCAGCGTGCAGACCTGCTTTCCCGTGATGTTGTCGAGCACCTGCCCAACGAAATAATCGCTGCCGTCGCCCGCCGTGTCGCCGCCGATGACATAGGGCCTCCCCGGTACCGGCTCTTCGTAGATCGTCACCGCGCCGTCCGGATCGTCCACCCACGCCCAGCTCTCGAGGTGTACGCCGTCCGCCTTGACGACGTTTTCGAAATAGCCGCGCCTCGGCTTCTTCGCCCGCTCGACGATGAGCAGCCGCTCGCTCACCTTTTTCGCGTCGAACACCGTCTTGCCCGTCACGCCCCACTGGCCGAGGCAATAGACCTGGTAGTAGTACTCGTCCGTCTCTTTGAAGGCTTCGAGCGTCGTGATGGCCTCCGCCGTCAGAAAGCGGTTGTCGAGATACGTGCTCTCGTGCACCGTCGCGCGCGGGTCCTTGCGGTCGAAAAACCGCTTTTTCAGCCAATGTGTGATGCTGATCGGATTGAACGTCAGGATCATTTGCAGGTAATAGGGGAAGTCTGTGCGCAGTCGGATGTCCAGCTGGTCGAAGTCCCCCTGCTCCAGCTCGCTCGCTTCCTCGATCCAGATGCCCGTAATGTCGTAGATCGACTTGAGCTTTTCCACGTCGTCGAGGCCCGCGAACAGGATCTTGCTGCCGTTTGCAAACGAAATGCTCATGTCACTCTTGTTGACCTTCGCCCCGCTGTCGGGGTAGTAGTCGGATATCTGTCCGCGCAGCTGCTCAAAGCAGCTCTCGCGCAGCGTCCGCGCCACCTTGCGGCACACGAGCCAGCGGTGCCCCGGCTCGCTTGTCACGCGCTCGAGCACCTTGCGCCCCGCGAAGATCGACTTGCCGCTGCCGCCGCCGCCTTTCAGGACGAGGTAGCGGTGCCGGTCGAACAGCAGCGGCAGGAAGTGCGCGTTGTTCGTCGCGCGGAAGTCCCGCCACCACAGCGCCACCTCAAGCTCTCGCTCATAGGTCCGCGTCTTCGTCGCCGCCATCGTGCTCAAACTCCTGCATCAGCTCGCGCAGCATCGCTTGCCGCTCCTCGAGCGGGATGCTCGCCGCCGTCACGGTCTTTGTCGCCCGCTCGCCGAGCTCGACCTCTTTCTTCTCGCTGTAGCCGTAGTTGTTCGTCAGGTTGAAGAGGATCCCTTTCAGGTCCTTGCCCGGCCGCGTCAGCATCTCGTGCTCGTTCCAGGCCTTCATGCGCTCGCGCACCCGCTCGCCGACGGCCGCGAATTCCTCGCTCTCGCCCATGTACCGGCTCCACGTCGCCCGGTCGATGCGAAGAAAGGCACACAGCTCGTGCATGCTCGGCGGGATGATGTACTCCGTCACCTCGACCTCTTCGCCCAGCGTGTTTTTCACCGGCACGGGGATGAGGATCACATGGCCCTTGTCATCGCGCTTGCCGCTGTCCACCATTTCCGTGACCTTCACGCGCCGCGTGATCGCTGCGAAATAGCGCTCGCAGGCCTTGCCCAGCGTTGCCGCCGTGTATTTCTTCTGCCGCGCCATCCGCACCCCTCCCCTCGGCGCGCTTGCCTTGTCTTCAAAAAGTGTAGCAAATGCAACAGGTCACGAACCGTCAACTTTTTGAGGGCAAAAAAGAGCCGCAAACCCTTGTCAAATCAGGGCTTGCGGCTCTTCCTCGCACGCGCACGCGCGAGAGCATGCACGCAGCGCGCCCAGGCTCCCCCGCGCGCGTCGTCGTGTTGCGTTTTCTGTTTTGTTATTCCCGTTTCGCTCTCGATGAGCGTTCTTTTCTGATCTTGCCCACCTCTGGCAGAATGTAGCGTATGTACTGCGGCATGCCTGGCGCCCATCCGGCACGGAATAGCAGCTGCCCGCCGCGCGGCACGCTCAATTCAGCGCCCGACAGCGCCGCGCGATCTTTCGGCTGCGGCAGCGTCAGGTTACGGCTCGGGCAGTATTTTTTCTCGTCCGGCACGTAGCGCACCTGAACGAGCAGGTAGTGCGCAAGGCCGAGATAATCCACCTCGTCATACAGGTGCTCGCAGTGCGTCCCGCCCGCCGTCCACTTGCTGCGCGCGATCTCCACCGCCTCCACGTTGATGACGATGTGATGGTGTACGCGCACGTATTCGCCCGTCTTGCCGTCCAAATCTGCTGTCACCGGCACATAGCGGAACGGCACCCCTGCCGCTTTGCAGGCGCGCCTCGTTCTTCTCAGCCATAGCTTGAGCTGCCGGCTCGCATTCTTCCAGATCGTTTCGGGGTCCTCCGTCCCGCCGCCGAGCTTTGCAAAGGCTTCGTCCGCATAGCTCAGGCGCATCAGGTGATCTGCGCAGCTGAAATTTTCATTCAGCAATCGAGCCAGATGCTTTTCCGCGTTCGCTTCATTCCGCTGCTGCTGCTTGATGTCGCTTTTGAGCTTTCGCTGCGATCGCGTCGGCTTCTCGCCCGGCACCCAATATTTGATTTTTTCGCCCACGGCGCCCGCCGTGTACGTTCGGATGACCCAGTAGCCCTCTGTCATGCTTTCGCCCTCCATCGCCATTTTCACCATTTGGGGAAGATGGTTCTAAACTCAGCGCTCAAGGAACCCCGATAACGCGCACGCGCGCGTTATCGTTAATCTTTTTAATGTGTGTTCGGCCTTCTGTGCGCCGTCGCGCCCTTTCGGCGGCAGCGCACACAGGGCCGAAGCCCTGTCACAGTCTCCGCGGGAAGCCCTCGTAATACTTCCGCACGATCCGCTCGAGCGTCGAGCGGGAGAGGCTGTGCTTCATGCAGATGTACGTCGCGTTCGCGTCCGTCGTCACGAATTCGAAAAGTGCCCGGTAGTAGTCCCCGCCGCCGCACTCCATACACAGGTTGAGGATCTTCCGCTGCGCCTTCTCCGGCATTTCTCGATACAGCAGCGATGAAAAATAGATGTATCCCTGTCGTTCATAGCTCACCGGCACGCTCTTTTTGTATCGGAACATCGCCCTCGCCCTCCTCTCCCGCTCTTTGTCCGTCAGAAGCGGAAATACTCTTTCATGCAGCGCCACACGTTGCGCCACGGATGCGCCATGCACCACTTGAGGCTTTCGTGATAGTCCTCAGCGATGGCCTTTTCGACCTCAAGCCGATGCAGCGCCTCGTCCAGCAGCTCGTCCTTGCGCGCTGCGCGGCCTTCCTCCTCTTTCAGCTGGCCTTTCAGGTGCGCCACCTCGCCCAACGCGTCGTCGTGGCGCTGCTTGGCCTCGGCCAGCTCCAGCTCGCGCTTGCCCAGCAGGTGCGCCAGCTCGCGGCTTTCGTTCTTTGCCTTCTCGATGGCCTTCATGTCCTCGCCGTGCGCCTCGAGCGCCTGGTCGCGCATCTTCTCTGCCTCGTCGATACGCGACCGCAGCATCGCCGCCGAATGGTCCGCGCTCTTATACTTCGCGGTAACCTCTTCCAGCGCCTTTTCATTCTCCTCGAGCTTTTCCGTCAGCTCGCCGATCTGCCCGCGCAGCTCAGTCTCTCTGCTCTCCGCCGCCTCCTGCTTATCCAGCGCCTCTTCGAGCATCTTGAGCATCTGCTCCTTCGTGTATTTCTTAATGTTGATCTTCTGCATCGCTCAGCCCTCCTCAGGAAGCTCGATCATCGGAACTCTGTACTGCTTCGCGCACTCGTGCTCGATGCGGCAGCCCCGCGCACCACGCCAGCCTTCGGCAAAGATCGCCACATCCGCTGTCGCCAGCAGCTCGAGTGACTTGCTCAGATAGTAAAGCGGCGCTTTTGCGCCGGTCGGAGCATTGAGCCCGCCCTTGAAAAAGCTGTCGATGACCTCAACCCCGCCGCCCCCAAAGTACACGGCCTCTGCAATTTCAACCAGCTTCTCGCGCTCGCTCTCGATCTGCTCGTCGGTCTTGCCGCGCATCGGCTGCGAGATGAACAGCCGCACCGGCGGCAGCTTCCGCACCAGCCGGTGCAC